ACTTTCTTTTTCTCCTCTTCGGCACGCAGAGCCTCGACATACTCTGTTGAGTATATCGGTTTACCACTAGCCGTAAAGAGACCTGTCAATCCTTCCATAATAAAAAATAAATAAAATTATTGGCAAAAATATCCATAAACTGCTGTTTTGCAACATGTTTTGAAATTTTTCTTCAATTTTATCTTTAAACATATTGTATAAAAAATGTGAAACCTCTAAATTTGTGGCGAATCCCGTAGAAAACGGGTATGTTTTACAACACAAAAACTAAACTTTTTAGACATGGAGAAAGACGTGTTAATTCAGAATCTTAAAGAGAAGCTTGGTAGCGACACAGCTTCAGTAATCAGTGACAGAACATTTGACGGCATCTCGTCTATTTATCTCGATTCCTTCAAAGAGGATGACAAGGTTACGGACGATACCTACAAGCCGTTGCTCACGGTGCTCAAGGAGTTCGCTGGTCAGAAGCGTCATGATGAAAAGGACTTCACCGAGAAGTTTAAGGCGGACTACGAAAAGCAGCATGAGAATGATGTGAAGGACAAGATTACGCTTGCCGTTGCTAAAGCCATCGAGGACTACAAAAAGGAACATCCTGAACCAAATCCTGACAAGGACAAGGATAAGGATAAAAACAAGGACACCGACAAGGATTTGGACACAAAGATTGCGGAGGCTGTAGCCAAGGCGATTGGTGGTCTCACTTCTGAGGAAGGTGCTATCGGAAAGCTCACTGGAACAGTAAACAGCTTCATCAACACTTACAATGAGCGTGAGAAGAGTGCCAAGGAAGACTCTATCCGTGCAGAGTTGAAGGAGTACCTGAAAGGCCGTAAGGCTAACGGTGAGGCGGTTGTGGATCTCGTTGTCGGACAGATTCAGATAGGGGAGAAACCCAACCTTGCAGAACTGAAGGTGCTGGCAGAGCGTGACTACGAGGCCAACTACAAGAAGTTCTACGGCGAGGGCGCACCTGCCTTCGGAGGCAATGGCAACGGCGGTGCTGGCGGCGGTGATACATCGTTTGTCAAGGAGCGCATCGAGGCTTTGAAGAAAGAGGCAGAGGAAAGCGCAGGTTATCAGGCAGAATTGGAAAAAACCTTCCAGTAAAGCCGCACAAAAACGAGACAGTTAACATTATTCACTAAAAATTCTTGTAAAAATGAGAACAGGAACACTTAACAACTACGTGCAGTGGAGCAAGAGTTGGGGTGGCGTTCGCAAGTGCTACGAGGCAAAGCCGACGATTCTCGTTGGTGGTTTCAGCGTGAAGCTTGAGGATATGCCAATCTATCCTAACGTAATGGCAGCTGGTACGCTCGTCTGTGTTGACGAGACCGCTGGTGTCCGCTCCATCGTTCCACTCTACACTTTCAAGGTGAAGTCGATTGACAGCAATGCCAAGAAAATCACCGTTGAGAAGTTTGAGACTGGTTCAATCGCCAAGGTGGGCATGAAACTCATCGTGGTAGGTGACGATTTGTCAGAGGCAGCAGAGAACGTTGCTACCATCTCTGAAATCGACTCGTCTGCAGCCGACGTTGACGTGCTGACGGTTAATGCTGTAACAGGCATCACCGAGGGTGCTGTGCTTGCCGAGGCTGGCAGTAACTCTAAGGTAAAGGTTGTGCCCAACGCACTGACCTATTGTGACAATCTGATTGCGGATCGTGACGCTTACGCAATGGACATCGACGCAGTATGGAACTGTATCGACAAGCCCGTGCTTGAGCGCAGAATGCCGCCTCTGACAGCAAGCTTGAAGAAAGCCCTCGCTGACAATGGCTGCTTCTTCCGTTTCTCTAACCGCAAATAAATAGGAGGATTAGACAATGAGAGAACAGAATTTATACGGTATCAGCGGTCTGCATACTTATGTGGATGCTGAGAACTTTGGCCTTATCCTTGACAATGCAAATGCCAAGTATAACAAGGCTATCTGGCGTAACTACGCCTCTTGGGGACAGCCAACGGATGACCGCGAGTGGAAGCAGGGTGTGAAGAAGCAGCCTATCCTCGTCCGTGCATCTGTTTTGGGTACCCAGTCTGAGAAGCCTCAGCGCAGCACCCAGGGATGGAACATCTACGGTGGAACTCTGCCGCAGATTGGCCACGGTTTCTCCATCACACAGGATGACATGATTGAGCTGCGTAAGGTCGCAAAGCTCCAGAACATGACCTTCGGAGAGGCAATGGTTGACTGTTTCATTTCGAACTCAAGCAACATGCTTGGCGGTATCCACAACGAACTTACCTACATGACCCTGCAGGCCATGTCAACAGGTGAGATTCACGATGTGGCAGTTGACGGCTACAAGTACGACTTCAAGTTCCAGATTCCTGAGGACAACTTCGTTGCTCCCGACCTTGGCAAAGAGTGGTTCAATGCTGACGGCACAGCCAACGAGAACGCAGACCCCATCGAGGATTTCATCCAGTTCCAGAAGTACTATACTGAGACACGTAACCTTGGCGTTGACCACTGGAAGATGTCTAAGGTCCTGCTGGACAAGATTCTCCTGCACCCCGCAGTGAAGAACGCTTTCCTTGCCTCGAAGTATGGCAACAACTACATGAACATCAAGATTGAGGATGGTTCTACGACTATCAACCACGATCCACGTATCAAGGTTGTCCGTTCAGAGCTTCTTGCTTGGATACACAATGACATGCAGATCTGGCCGTTCGACGTTATCGACTGGAAGTCTCGCCACGAGGAAGACGGAAAGCCCGTGAACGATGCACCTGCATTCGACGTACATAACATGGCTGCTGTAAGCCGTTCTTATCGTCCGTTCGAGATGAAGTGCATGAACTCGATTCTGAAAGACCGTGCCGCAGCTGGTGCTCACAACGATTCAGTACGTACCTCTTTCGTAGAGGGTCGTATCGCTGTGCAGAACGTATGGCAGGATCGTCCGATGACCAACATCATCGACTGTGAGCTGTTCGCTGGCCCTGTATTCAACAACGTACAGGACTACGGTATCGTAACCGTCTGGAAGGAGTCTTAATCTCTAAATGTGAATTGACATGGCAGAAGGCAATGCAAAAATGGTTCTGACAGTCAAGGAATATCTGACTGGTGCTGTTGGTAACATCCCTGTTTCCGACAGTACCATGAAGACTTGTCTTTTTCAGGCAGATGCCTTGACTTACGAGACTGAGAAGATAGATGAAGAGACAGGGGAGACCGTAAAAACTACGGAGTACACCCAGTTTGACACCGATATCGAACTTCTGAGTCCTCGTCAGAAAAACTTGACACTTGCATGGCTCTATGCTACTGTGGCAGGCTACTCGTCTCAGTCCCAGAACGTTTCCGACAAGGATGCTGACTGGGAGCATACTGAGGGTAGCTATAGAATGTCCGCATCAGTACTGAGGGACTACCTCAACCGTGCCAACAAAATCTTTGAGGAATACGGCTTAGAGACAATAAGCACGAACCATTGGAAGATGGTAGGTCATGGATTCCCTTATCCACGTAAAAAAGTGTAAACTATGCCAGTCAGCAATCCAAGATTCCCACATACCTGCAGAATCGTAAGAGTCATCTATGATGATCCTTCGGTTGACGAAGGTGAGGAGTCTGTCATCTACGAGGGTGAGTGCCGCGACTACGAGAAGAACACCGTCTCAGACAAGGGAGAGATAATCAACTCTTACAGAGGACTCGCCTTGCCCATAGACAGGGAGGGGTGGATTTCTCTCGGCGTAGTGCCGCATGAGGGTGACACGCTGACTATTGACAAGGGAACAGGCGTGGTAGTAGGGAAGGTACTTGACGTGAACCCTGCAAATTTCGGAGGAACACATCTAGTTTGGAAGTATGGCAGGAGCTAACGTCAAGGAGGTAAAGAGGGCTTTCAAGGAATTTGAAGCCGAAATGGTGGAGAAAAGCCTGAAATGGGTAGAGAACTATGCCCAAGGTATTATCTACAAGGCTATAGAGTTCCGAAAGAATCAGCCAGGAGCACATGACATTACTGGTAACCTCCTCAATTCAATTGTTGCAGCCGTCTATTACAACAAGGAGTTCAAAAGAGCTTTTTTCTCTGGTGAAAGTGGAATAAGACAGCCACGTTACTATGAGATGACAGCCTCGCATGGACACTATCACATAAAAGTTGACTACGAGGGAAAGGTTGCAGATTTCGATCCTGAGATTGAGACTCTTCGACGGAAAGGTATTGATGATGCCTACGAGTTTGTTTCCACGTATCAGCCGAATATGAATGGCTTTGTTGTTGTGGTAGCCTACACTACTGAGTATGCGGAGTTTGTAGAATTGCAACGTGCTACGACAGGTTATCTGAATACGTTCAACTACGCGAAGAAACTTGGAATGAATTTCTTTCTATTGTCAAAATCAGCATAAACGATGGCAAAGAAGACTACGATATTCAAGATGTACGATGACTTGAAGAACGCTGTAAAGAGCGTTGTAGAGTTGAAGTATATCTTCTACGGACAGAGACCAGACTTCAAACAGGCTGACCTCGATGCTTTAGACAAATTCATTGTCATAGAGCTTCCAGTAGGTATCGACGATTATGCTGCAGGAAACAACCGATTCCATCTTACAACTCAAGGAGTGTTCTATCTCTTCTCCAAATCGAGGGAGAATAAGACTTTTAAGATAGAGTCTTTGTCGAACTACACTGAGCAGATAGTGGAGCTGTTTCCGATAAAGGGAGAATACATAGCCGCTACAAATCCGAATATCATCATCAGAGGAACTGACGAGTTCGGATTTCAGATAGTCACAATCACATTTGACATACATACAAAATAGTATTAACGATTAAATATTTGGAATTATGGCAACAATTGCAGCATCAGAGACCAACAAATTCGTTGGCATCAGCGCACTCAAGGTCGTGAAGGGCGGTTTCGCAACTGGTTTCACACTTGGTGACGGACAGGCTCTCGTTGAGATCCCTGTTGCAGAGGATGGCGGTTTCACCTACACTGGTGGTGAGCCTAGTATCGAACACTACAAGATTCACGGTCTGACGGCAGACTGGACAAGCCGCACCACTCCTGGTGAGACATCGGTCAATCTGTTCATTCCGTCAATCACCAAGAGTCTGTTGGAGCTTTTCGGCTTCACCGTAACCACCGCTTCTTCGGCATCAGGTATCGGTGCAAACGTAACAGGCTTCATCTTTGCAGAGACCTCTCTGGCAGTAGAGCTTGGTCTGGTAGCCTTCAACGACGAGGGCAACAAGGCATTCGCTATCAAGGGCGCAAAGCTTTCTGCTACCATCGTCTTCGACGAGGCCAACAGTGCAAAGCCCATCGGTATCAGCCTGACAGGTTCTACCTCTAAGGGTGGCGACGCAGACGCTATGGGTATCTTCGAGATTGGAGAGTAAAATATCCGTTTCTAATCAGGATGGCGGTGGCTGTTGGCTGTTGTGCCGCAGCTACCGCTTTCTTAATTAGGATGGTGTAAATTCAAACTGATTAGAATATGGAAAAAGAACCGAAAGTTGAACAGCCGTCAGTGGACGCACAGCGTGAATATGTATCACTACGTGACAATGACGCTACCATTGTATCAATACTTGGTACAAAGAAGAAATACAAGCTTCGATGGTTGAAGAACGGGCAGATAGACAAGCTGTCACGTCTTCTCATCCGCAAGTCGGACACCGACGAGAAGGATGGTCAGAAAGACTCTCCGCTCGATGCTGTCTTAGACGATTCTAAGCTTGCTTGCAAGGCGGCGGCTATCTACATTCTTGACGGCTACTGGAAACTCAAGTTCCGCTACTGGTTCCTGTGGCGTTGGTTCTACTACATCCGTCAGTACGACAACGACCAGCTGCAGCCGCTATTGGACACTGGTAAAAAAAAAGTTCCTCTAACTCAGTTCTTGTTAACTACCATGTCACTGACAGAGGCAAGGGTTACGCTAATAAGTATGAGGACGGAAGAAGTCGAACGTATCCTTCAAGAACGCGCTTCGGTGCAGCAGGAGGGGACGGAAAAGCCAGACAATGGCTCCTGATGCCGCGAGACTTCTTTTTCGGGATGATACGTGTTCCCATGTGGGACTACTACTGGGAACTGACTGCAGCACAGGTGGAGCTTCTGACGATAGACCAGCCGATAGTAGTATATAAGGCCGACAAGGACAACGACAAGCCTTGGAAGAACGGAACGGCTACGGAAGGGTATGCAAAGAACCAGTATCAGAAGTGGCTTGAGAAGAAGAAGAAGCGCGAGGCAGATGGAAAGGACTTCGACAAGATGTTCCAGAACGGACGTAAGATAGACTT